CCCTTCACGATCTTCCAGTTGCGATCGTAGCAGCGGGTGGAGCCGGCGGCCTTGAGGCTCATGCGGAAGCTGATGTGTTCCTTCATCGGCAGGCCCAGTGCCTTGAAGGCCGCAGCGACTGACTTGAACAGAGCGCCATCAACTTCCACCTTGTCGCGCACAGCGCGGCGGGCGGCCACTTCGGCGTCCTGCCAGCTGCGGGCGACGCCTTCAGCGCGGGCGGTGCTCTTCGCCGGGAAGATGACCGGAGCGCCGGAGTGGCCGCCGCAAGCGACGCACCAGAATTCGCCGGCTTCGAAGTCTGCATCACGCAGCTGGCGATAGGTCTTGTCGGTGTTGGCGGCGCAATCATCAACGTGATAGAGCGAGCCGGTGTCGCCGCAGTGCGGGCAGACGCGCACGCCTTCCGGGGCGACTTCGCCGGCCGGAGCTTCCGGAGCGTTGAAGCCGGCGACTTCGGCGACGGGCAGGCTGGCGACCAGTTCGGCCACGCGGCGTTCGGCGGTCTTGCGATCGGCGAACTTCTTGATCTGCTTGTCGGCGGCGACGATGGAGTTGTAGAAGGCGACCAGCTCGGTGGTGGTGGCTTCGGAGACGTTGATCAGGTTGGACATCGTTCTGTTCCTTGGTATCGCGGCAGGGCCAATCCCTTCCGTTCCTCCCTTAAGCGCCAATAATGGCATATGGTCAACAATTATTTTCATTGCGTGCGAAAATAGTTTCCATTGCCGATCGTGGCTTGGGACTTGGGTTGCGGTCTGCATCGTGCATTCCTTCCGTTCACCCGGTGCGGGTTGCATCGGTCAACGGTCAACCGGCCATGAGCCGGGCGGCTCCCAAACGAATTGGACAGCCGCCCGGCTTTCTCTTCACTCCGGCTCAAGCGATCCGGCGCACCCGCATGACATACTTGATCCGCAGCGCACGGCCTTCTGCCCAATCGTGCAGGCCGCCATCACGGAAAGCGGATACGTGGCGATCGGTGAACAGCAGCACCGGCTCCACGTTGGCCCACGCCTTCGGGAAGCGAGCCGGGTGGTGGGTGGTGATGCTCTTGAGAGCGGTGGAGTGGACGCCGGGATAGGTGGCGATCATGTTGTCTGAGAAGTCGCGGTCATACTGGAGGTCAAAGCCCAGCGCCTTGGCGGCCGCCCGAATTTGGCCGTCGGTTGCGCCGCAGCGCGGCTTGCGGCCGGCGGCGGTGAGCGCCGCGAGGCAATCGCCATAGCTGCGGCCGGTGACGACGGCGAGCGCCTTGACGGTGCAATCGGCGGCTTCGCCGAATGCGGCGGTTGCCACCTTCAGGCCGGCGAAGACTTCGGAGCGGGCGATGGGCTTCTTGGGAGCGGGCATTGTTCTGGCCTTTCGTTCTGGGTTGGTTCAATACCTAAGCGCCATTCTGACGCAAACGGCAAGAGTTATTTTCACAGAGGGCGGATCAATCGGCGAAGGCGATCTCATACCAACGCTTGCCCTGTGCGGTGCGCGAGCGCAGAGCCTTGGCGCGCATCAGGCGGTTGAGGGCGGCGCGAAGCTCAGCGATCGCTTCCGGGGTGAACTGCGTGACCTTGAAGCCGCGCTTGGCCGCGACGGCATCCAGCAGCTGGTCGAAGGTGAAGGCGGCCCAATGGTCGCCGACGAAGACGCGGGCAATGCCGATGTCGGTGTAGTCGGCCTTGGGGTGGGTGAGCGCGGCGTTGAAGAGCGTGCGGGCTTCGACTTCGCGGGCGGTGAGTTCAAGGGTGAACTTGTAGCTGGTGGTCATCTGTCGTTCCTTCGTTCTGGGTTGATGCCATCCTTAAACTCCATTCTGACGCAAACGGCAATAGTTATTTTCACAGCCCTGAAAAGTTTCCATAATGAGCTGAAATCGTTTTGAGAAGGCAGGTGGCCGGGCGATAACGGCGCTCCACAGAAGAACGGAGAAACCGAATGACACAATATGTTTGGGCGGCAAATCTGCCGACGCGATACGATCCGCCCACCCAGTCTTACATCCCTGCCATTGACCTGAAGCCCGCCAGCGAATTCGGCGTGGTCACGGCGATCGCCTCCGGCCGGCTGGACACAAATGACCCCCAGCCGCAGATTGACTCCATCCAGCAATTCGTCGCCAATTCGCCTGAGTTCAAGGCGGATGACTACGTGCTGGCGATCGGCGATCTGGTTATGTGCGCGGCGCTGATCTCAGCGGCTTGCTTCCGGTATGGCAAGGTCAACGTCCTGAAGTGGGACAAACACAATCGGCGTTATGACGCCATGGAGATTGCGCTATGAGTGATATGGATCGGTTCAAGAAGCTCGCCGACGTCATGGAGCTTCTGGCGGGCAACGTCGCTACGGCCGAAGAGGCGCTGGCAATGGCCAAGGAAGCACACCGGAAGGTGGAGCAGGAAGACTTGCCGATGCTGATGAAGGAATGCGGCGTGGAGTTGTTCAAGCTGGACGACGGCCGGATCATCAGTGTGGTCGATGAAGTCCAAGTGGGCGTCACCGAAGTGAACAAGCCGGCGGCTTGGCAGTGGCTCCACAACAACGGCTTCGGCGGCTTGCTGAAGACGCAGATCACCATCGAATTTGCCAAGGGCGAAGCCGAAGAGGCGAAGGCCGCAGCGGCAATCATCAGCGACGCCGGATACACCGGCATCGTCAGCGAAGGCGTCCACCCGGCGACGCTCAAAGCCTTCGTCAAAGAGCAGCGGCAAGCCGGGCAGGACGTCCCAACGGACATCTTCAACATTCACCCGTTCTCGCGGGCGAAAATCAAGAGGAAGTGACATGGTTGATAAGAAGAAAACTGAATTGGCCGAAGTGCCGGCTGCAGTCGGCGGCGTGCCGATGATCCCGATGGACTTTGACATTGCTGGCAGCGCCGGCTCCGGTCTGGAAGGCGCAGACAAGGACAGCTTCGCGATCCCGTTCTTGCGCGTGATCCAGAAGATGTCGCCGCAGGTGGACGAAGCCGATGCCGCATTCATGCCGAATGCCAAGCCGGGCATGTTCATCAACTCCGTCACCAATGAGCTCATTTCTGGCACCGACGGCGTTGAATTCCTGCCCTGCGCATTCCAGCGCCGCTTCCTCCGTTGGGGGCCGCGTGGCGGTGGCGGCAATGGCGGCTTCAAGGGCGAATTCCTGCCGGAAGACGTCGCCGAAATGATCGCACAGGGCAAGATCGTGGAAGTTGATCGCCGCCTCTATGTGCCGCTGCCGGATGGCACCGTCAACCAGAAGACGTGCGATCGCTTCACTGACACTCGCTCGCACTTCGGTCTGTTGGTTCGCCCGGATGGGACGTTCACCCGCGTCCTGCTGGCGCTCGCCTCCACGCAGATCAAGAAGTCCAAGCAGCTGGTATCGCTGCTGAGCGAGGCGAAGGTGGCAACGGCCGCTGGCGTCGTGACGCCTCCCACGTGGCTCAACCGGATCAAGCTGACCACTGGCATCGAAAGCAACGATGAAGGCAGCTGGCACGGCGTCAAGATTGAAGCCGGCGGCTTCATCACCGACAAGACGCTGTTCGAAGCCGGGAAGGCGTTCAACGCCGCGATCGCGGCCGGCGAAGCCAAGGCCAACTTCGCCGAAGCCGAAGCCGATGCGGGCGGCGACGCTCCCACCGGCGGGAAGTTCTAACCCAACTGGAGCCGCCGGCCGGATCGGTTGGCGGCTCCCACTTTCTGGAGCAAGAAGCATGAAGCTCTTCACTGAAATTCCCGATGCCATTGCAATCCTCCGGTTGCCCAAAGGCGTCTTCAAGCAGTCCAAAGTCTTCGGCCGGGGCGATCGGCTGTATGTCGCTGGCGGCGGCGGCTTCGTGGAAATCCGCTATGCCGATCATGACGGCCAATTTGTGACGACGCACCCGGCCATCAAGGTCGTGGAATTCGAAGTGCCGCACCCGGCGCGGCTGAGCCAAGAGCGGGTGGGCGGATCGCAGCTGATCCGGTATCGGGCGTGATCGCGGAATTCATCGAAGCCATGCGGCGGTTTGTTCCGGAAGAGGCGCGCATCATGCTGTGCCAATTCCGGGGCGATCCCAACAGTGACATTCCGGCGAAGTGGCGCGCATACGTCCTGCGCGATCTGGAGCAGATTGACGCCAAGGCAAACGTCTATGTCTGTGTGAGCGCGATGAAGAAAAACGATCGCGGCGAATTCAGACGGCGCAAAGAGAATTTTGCGGGCGGCCTGCTGCTCATGATTGATGACCTTGGCGACGGAGCCGGGGCGAAGTTCCCGCTGTCCCTGATTGAGCCAGCGCCTCCCACGGCGTTGATTGAGACGTCGCCGGGCAATTTCCAAGCCGTCTATATGTTTGACCGGCTGGTGACTGATATGGCGCTCTTCGAAGCCCTGATCAATGCGTTCATCAAGGCGCAGTTTCTTGGCAAGGACACTGGGATGGCAGGCGTCAACCGCGTCTTCCGGCCGCCGATCGGGATCAACGGGAAGCCCAAGCACGGCGGCTGGGCGGTATCCATGCGGGAGTGGCACCCGGATCGCCGCTATAGCGTTGAGGCGCTGGCGAAGGCGTTTGGGCTTGAGCTCAATCGTTATGGGCCGCAGGTGCCGCGTGGCGCGACGGCTGACAAGTCTGAAAACATCCGGGCGTTCATCCGGGTGCGGCAGGCGCTGAATATGGCCGGGATGGTCAAGAGCGAGAAGACGGACATGGCCGGCTGGTTCCCGGTCAAATGTCCATGGACGACGGAGCACACCGGAGCCGCCGACAATGGCGCGGCCGTTCGCATCCCGCACGATGACAACCAATTCTTCGGCGGCTTCAAATGCCATCACGGCGCATGCGAAGGCCGGGGCTGGCGTGAGCTCACCGAATGG